TGCAGATGCACAGGACGCAGATGTATATACAAGTATACATTTTGGAAAGCAAGACATTAGAGGTGGCTTTTCAATTTGTTGGTTTGATAAGAGACATTGTGTTCCTAAACAAAAGTTTTTCACAAATAAGTGGGAAATGATTGGATACGTTGTTGGTTTTAATGCAGCAATGAATGAATGAGTTTCAGTTTTGGTTGAATTGTATGTATTGTTACAATAAGACTTGGTACAGGGAACATAAAGTTTTGTTTGCAGTTTGTAGGTAGTGGGTTAATCGCCCATTACCTCTTTTTTTTGCTCTGAAGTTACTACTTTTCGGGCATTTTTAATGCCCTCTACCAAACATAACCCTTAAATAGTTTGCTAGATTAAGTTAGCTATGCTAACTTACTTTATCTAATCATTCATTTGGCTAGTTTGGTAAACAAACTAGCTTATTCTCTAGCTTAGCTTGTCAGCAGCTAGTTAACTACGCAAACTCATTAAAATCGTCGCTCACTCGCTCCTCATTTAAAGAGTTTGGGCTTGCAGCCGGCTAGCTCTAAATTAGCAAGCTAATTTAATCACGAGTTGGTTGGATATACCCAACCCCCCCAACCCCCCCGGCCTCGGGGGGGCCGGCCCTCGGGCCCTCGGGCCCTGCGGGCCCTTAGTTTATTAATGTATTATGCGATTATTGGGTTTTGTTTTTTTCTTTTTTATGTAGGACTCCAGAAAAAAAATATTATATATCGTTAACCCCGTTAAGATTCTCATAGACAGCGTTAACGCTGTTAACCCAAATTATATAAAGACTTTGATATTATATTCTGCATGACAATGTACGATATAATCTAAAGAACTTAAGGAATGAGACTCAGTTGCTCCAGGTGATTACTGCAATAACACGGAACCTCTCATTCATTTTATATCCTCTTCGTTGATGCATAAGAGACCCTGTGTGTGTACATACCACTTCCAAGACAGAAGGCAAGTTGGGGGAAAAGCTTTAATTTTCCTTTGATTTAACCAAAATCGAAGTGATGATGCTCATGCACTTAGTCGGGAGTGTGTTAATAAAGGAGCTTTTTAATCACTTTTTTTTTGAGACCTGTAGAGAAGATATTGTTTATACACACACACAAACATTTATAAAGTCTTTATTCCTCTATTTTGTATGACAAACAATGCAGAGAGACAATGGAGAATACAGGAAGTCCTAAAAGACTGCCCACAGAAAGAAATTTCTAAAGAAAAATTCATGGCGCAACAAATCGTAAAGTGGGGATTTGCAAGAAGAACCATCATGGAATATGTCAATGCCTTAATAACTGCAGATTTTATCCAAACTGATGGGAAGGATTTGATATGGAGAAAATAGATTATGTTGCACAGGGTAAGGCAAATCGTAAAAAAGGCGCAGATTTTGAAGTAAAAGTGCGTAAATGGCTTGAGAGAACCTGGGACGTTGTAAAATTCCAAAATAATGTAGATTTAGACACTAAAAAATTCATAAAGGCGAAACAGAAATTTATTAGAGGGCGAGGAATGGGGTTAGGGAGTGGATTTCCTGATTTTATGGTATTTGACCCTAAAAAAGAAATATTCTTTGTAGAATGTAAGACTAATGGGACTCTATCTAAGATTGAAAAACAAAAAATGCAGGTTATAACTGATATGGGATATAAATGTTGGACTGCATATCTCGATGGAAAAGAAATTAAATTCAGAAAATTTGTGGAATACCCAAAACGTCCTGTCATTAGTAGAAAAGCGTCTTGATATAAAACTCGATGAGTGGCAAAAAGAATACATCATGCACGAAGGGAATACGGCAGTCCGTGCAGGGAGACAATCTGGAAAATCTTTCGCTGAAAGTCTTAGAGTTGCACTATTCTCTTTACTTAATGCTAAATCGTCTACTCTTATCATCGCTTCAGTTGATAGACAATCTATCGAATTACTTGAAAAAGTTAAGAGTCATATCATGGGGCTTGCGCCACAACAAATTAAAGGAAGACCTACCTTCCATAAAATAGAGTTGAAAAATGGCAGTAAAATTATGGCAGAACCTGCAGGACAAACTGGTTACGGCCTTAGAGGTTTTACAGTTGATAAGCTCGTCGCTGATGAAGCGCATTATATCCCCGATGCAGTATTCGTTGCTATTAGACCAATGCTCGCTACTACAGGGGGAACCCTGGACTTACTATCCACCCCGAGAGGTAATGAGGGCTTTTTCTATGACTGCTTCCAATCAGAAGACTTCTATAAAATCCACATAAAGAGTGAGGACTGCCCACGTATTACAGATGAATTTCTAGAACAAGAGAAGAAACGAATGACAAAACTAGAATACTGCCAGGAGTATGAAGCAGAATTTTTAGACTCATTACAACAATTCTTTCCTAAAGACCTTATTGATAGTTGTATATGCGCAGAAAATCCTATCACAGGGGGGCAGGTATTCTTTGGGGCAGACTTTGGTGGGGCGGGCTCTGATCCTACAGCATATATAAACATTGACAATAAGGGAAAGGATAACTATGTATCACGAATTGAGGAAATAGACGACGATAAAAAGGCATGGCAAATCATCAAACAGATGGAGAAACTACTGGAACAATTCAATTATAAAAAGATGGGGATTGACTCCGGCGGAATAGGTGGGCCAATTCTAGACTACTCATTAAAACATAACAGACTAAAAAGAAAAATCGTAGGCCTTAATAATTCTAAGAGAGAGATAGATGCAGATAACGGAAAATCAAAACTACTAAAAAACGATATGTATTGGAATTTGAAACTAATGATGGAACAGGGTTTAATCAAATTTCCTGAAAATGAATTACTAAGGAGAAGTCTAACGAGTGTGCAGAAGGAAGTAAATCAGGCGACACAAAACGAGATAATCTTTGGAAAATACACCCATTTGGCAGAAGCATTGATTAGAGCGGCATGGTTGGTAAAAAGCAAACAATTAAATATAATGGCTTTCTGTTAATTATATGGTAAGCACATTCGAAGAGTACGTGGCAGCAGATGATAATAGTATTAACGGGGATTTTTTAAATGAAACAACATGGTTTGCGCAAACCTTTACAATTGGAACAGTCGGAGATAATTTAACATTTAATTTGTCTAACATAAAAGTAAAAATTGGGAACGACTCAAACAGCGGAACGCCAACGATAGCAGTAGAAATATACAATGTATTACCAGACGGAAAACCTGATATAGACGCGGGGGCAATTTCGACAGGAAGCTACATTAACGACGGAGCAAATGGAGTTAATGAATGGAAAAGTGTAGACATGACAAGTGTTACACTAAAAGCATCAGAAAAATATGCAATAATCCAAAGAGAAACATCGTCAGGAATTACAAGAGTAACCTCATGGCGGGGAACATCGGCAAATGGATATGCGGGCGGAAGTGTTTATATTACAACAGACTCGGGATCAACATGGAGTATTGCAGCAGCAAACGCACTAGATGCAAATTTTCAAATTAACGGCGGAAGTTATGAAGGGACATTATGTACTTTAGCAGATGCAGTAAATAAAGCAGGGGTTAACGCTTCTTCTTCGGCAACAAATGAAAGTCTAGTAAGTGATTGGGTAAAACAGGCAGAGGGGCAGATTTGCGCAACTACTAGATTTGATTGGGTAAGTGCATATTCAGGATTATCAGAACAGGTAAAATACTTATTAAACAGGGTGGCTTCTTCAATGGCCGCAATAGACATTATCAATTATGACCTAGTACCATCGGGGGGAGCACAGGACAGAGTGACTTCAGAAACAATGATTAACGTACATAGGGAAAGTGTGGCTTTAGGATTATCGCTTCTAAGAGATAAACAGGTTAAGGCATTCATAACAGGAGACTCTTAATGACACAGGAACACGATTTCAAGAGATTTCCTGAATTAACAAATTCGCAGATGCGAGTATTTTACTTAGAGTCCCCGCACTTCCAAATAACAAGGGACTTTGAAGCTCATGTGGTAAAGGTTACGGACGGGGATACTATTCGAGTTACAATGGAAGAGCGAGATTTCTCATTCCCCGTCCGTTTCCTTGATATACAGGCCCCCGAACTCGACGAGGAAGGTGGGGAAGAGTCCAAATCATGGTTAGAAGATTTAGTAATGGGAGAAGATGTTATTATTGAGATTGACCCGGACAATAGAGTAGGAAAATGGGGAAGATTATTAGGCAGAATTATACTATCAGGATTAAATATAAACGAACTATCATTACTTTCAGGAATGTCTGTTCCGTTTGAGGAGAGTCAAAATGCCTTTAAGACAACTGCCGAAGCTTAATTCTATCAATGGTGACAAAACCGAAAGAAATAAGAACTTAAAAGACGTAGAAACACCAGAAGAAAACCGAGACGCAGTAAATAAAAAGTGGGTTGAGGACAACTTCGTAGCATCATAATGGTAAAAAACGACATAGGAAACACAACAGAAGGAAGCACAGATAATACTATAGAGAACTATTCCGTCGACGCTGCGAACACAGATGGAGCAACTGGAAACGGGGAAACTAATTATACAAATACTAAGTGGAGTAAATGGTATGGGTACTTTACAGCAATACCTGAACTTAATGCGGCTATCAATGCAAAAGCCACATGGACTATAGGAAAAGGATTTAAGGCAGAACCACAAACAGAAATGTTATTAGACTCTATTAAAGGATTTGGAAAGGACACTTTTAACACAATCTTAGAGAATGCAGTTAGGACATACTATGTAGGGGGAGATGCATTCATGGAGATTATTAGAGACGATGAAGGAAACCTTACAAACTTAAAACCACTAGACCCTGCAACAATTACAATCGTAACTAATGAGAGCGGGATAATCGATAGATACGAACAAATTGCAAAAAGGAAAAGTAAGGAGAAGTCCCCAAAGAAATTCAAACCCGAAGACATATTCCATTTAGCACGTAATAGAGTAGCAGACCAAATACACGGGACTTCGGTTATAGAGTCAATAGAAAACATAATCCTGGCACGGAACGAGTCAATCGATGACTATAAGAAAGTTATGCATAATAACGTAACACCACGTTGGAAATTCAAATTGAAGACAGATGATGAAGCGGAGATTGCAGCGTATAAAGCAAAGATGGATAGCGTAACATCGACGACAAGTGCAAACATTTATGAACCATTCGACGTTTCTGAAAGTGAGTTAATCGCAGTAGCGCCAAATGCAACATTAGACCCTAAGGCATGGATTGAAGCGCAGGGAGATTATTTCTATGAAGCGGTAGGAACACCACAAATAATCCTAGGGGGAAGTGGAGAGTTTACAGAAGCTTCTGCAAAGATTGCATATTTAGCATGGCAACAGAACATCGAAGAGGAACAACTATTCATAGAAGAACAAGTATTATTACAATTAAATTTAGTAATAGAATTAGAGTTTCCTGCATCACTGGAGAATGAGTTATTATCAGATAAGGCAAAAGATGGACCTCAAAATATTGATGCTTCAGAAACAACTGCGGGGGCAGGACAATAATGGAAGAAATAATTGTAAACGGAGCAACACTTACAGGGCAACTAGGAGTAGGGACTGTATGCGCATGGTTTATGTTTAGACTGGAAAAGATATTAACTAAATTAACGGACACTGTAGCAGATTGTCCTCATAGATTATAATGGTAGATAGGAAGAAAAGAAAAAATCCAACATTGAAAGAGAAGTCGTCAAGTCAAGTGAGAAAACCTGATACAATTACATTAGACAGGCCAGGAATACCAACAGGCCCAGGACAGAAGAGCTCGGAAATCATAAGACTAGATAGGAAAGGAGTGCAGACTGGAGCAGGTGAGAAGTCTTCAGATGTGAAACCTGAACCAGGTAAAATTCTTAAACAACCTGAAGAGAGCGTGGGAGAATTTGCAGGACGTATAATATCAGGAAGACAGACTGGCGGATTGGAAGAGGGGGAAGTGATTGGTAGTCCTGTGGCAATAGCGCCAACAGCGACGGCGGCAGCACTTATTGCAAAGAATGCAGATAAGGTAGGGACATTTGCAAAGGGATTAGATGTAGTAGGAAAGGTAACTGATAAAGTAAGTAAGACACCTGCAGCAGCGAATTTTGCAAGTAATGCGAAGACTGCGGCATTATCTTCTTCAATGTGGAGTAAGGCAGGATTGGGAATTGCGGCAGCAGGGACTCTAATTGGAGCAATTGGAACATATCCGTTTGCAGGATTTATCAAAGAGGAAGCATTACAGCAATTAGGATTTGGGGTAAACTCCGCACTAGAAGCAGGAGACCTAGAGAGAGCACAGGAAATAATAGATGAAACAAATGAAATATTAAATCCTTCTGCATGGGATAAGATTATTGCAGCAATACCATACGCTAATGTTGTGAAGGAATTAAAAGAGTTCTATAAGGCAGCAGCGACGAAGAATGAACAGGCACAGGCCCAACTAGACATAAGACTTCAGGAACAATCAGGAGAGAGGGAGACACAATTTGCACAAGAACAGAGGATTAACGACGAAGCGAAGAGACAAAGAGAATTAGAACAGAGAGGATTGGACGAAGAATATTTCAGATTAATACGGGAAGGGAAATTTGAAGAAGCAGAGGAATTAAGAGTAAGTCAATTAAAATAGAAAAGTTTATAAAGAGTGCGTGTGTATATATTACATGGTTGAAGATGAAAATACAAATAATACTGAACAAGAAGGAGCAGGAGTACCTGAAAGCAATAAGGGTAATACTGAAACCGATAATGATGAGCTTAAAGCGCTCAAAGAAAGGAACGACAAAATCGAAGCAGAAATGTTGAGGGCAGAACAATTAAGGGCCAAACAATTACAAGGCGGTAAATCTAGGGCAGGAGAACCAATATTATCTGAAGAAGAAATCTTAGAAGAAGAAGGTAAAAAAGCTGCAGAGGAGATTGTAAATGCCTTCCGATAAGAAGAAACAGGAAACAATCGAAACCGCAGGAGCATTTATGGAAATGTATAAAGCGGGTTTTCTCGACGGACAGATAAGAAAGCCAAGAACAAAAAAGGATTTTGCAGAACTTAATAAAAGATACAAAAAGGCATTTATGAAAAGATTTGAGAAGAAGATAACAAAGGAACTAAAAAAGAAGAAGAAGAAGTAAGATGCACTTATATTTTTATGTACGAGGAAAATTTG